GATTTGGATGACGATGAGGTCACGTGGGACGATCCACAATTTAAGAAGGAAATTGTATGTCTGTTAGTAGATGATGGAGGCCTGGAAGGAGGCGTTCGTGACGGGGGCCCAGATGAAGCGCGAGTTCCTCAAGTGTGCCCACAAGAACCGGTTCTTGAAATGTCGTGAGTGTCACGGGGATTTTTGTTATCGGTGCATTCAACTTGAGGTGCATTCGTGCCCCAAATTGGATGAACGGGCCAAGATTGAAAAGGAGAATTTGGCAACTAAATTAGTAAAGGTCCAAGCGCCCAAGGTTCAGGCCATCTAGAACTTCTTGGAGGACAGGTACAGTACAAGCACTATGAAAATAATGAGAAAAAGGAACGAGTTATTCGTGATAAAGAACGTGATAGACTCACGATCAAATGTCAGTTGGCTCTTGCCCTTGCCTTCCCATGACCATGGAAGGTATGGGCGATCCCACGTGGTGGTGCCGTCGGCATACTCGTACTTGCGCGCTGGGAAGGGGCGGAAAGGCGCAGGGCTCGATTCGACCGTCTTTAGGTACATGGCCCCTGAGGAGTTAAAGTTCATGTCTCCGTCCAGGTCTGGCCGGCCACTCTCCTCCATGGGCGTAGGGTCAATCTCGGTGATGTAGCTCCCATCCATATAAAGATTCTTGGGGAAGCCATCGAAATTGACCCCGTATGCCCCCGTCGCTGTGAACGGGTTGATGCGGTTTATGGCCATTTGGTCACACTGCATCAAGGCTGTAGCCATTAACATACTGATACATTATTTTTATAAGTTTTGGTCTGGATCTTCTGTTGGTGGAGAGTCCACATCTGCTCGAGGTCGACGTCGAGCATGTGAGCCAACTGGAAGAGGTAACTGAACACGTCGCCCATCTCCATGGTGATGTCGGTGCCGCGGTCCTTCTTCAGGCCGGTCTTGCGGTAAATCCGCTGCGTCTGTCGAATTGACGAGGCCAATTCACCCATCTCCTCATTGAGCAACATCCACACGATACTCACGGGAGCCTTGTCCCATCCCTTGCGCTTGCACATCTCGGCCGTCTCGTCACGGTATTTGTTCATTAAATATTCTACGTCCAAGTCCTCTAACTAAGCTTGGCAAGAGACTTGCGGAAGCGCCACACGATGATGGCCGCCATGATGAGCGCAGTCATCTCGGTCAAGAGCTTCCAATTTTCAACAGAATTTTGTGAATAGTTTTTTCGTTCGGCCCAGGGTTCGACGACTCCATTACTGAACAGGCGGATAGCCCGTTCAATTATGAAGAAGATGATAAATCCAAATAGGATATCATCGAGTGTCTTCATTATTAGTCCTGACGAAAAAAGCTCACTTTTTCTTGTAGAGCATCCAGATGGTATAGAACAAGATGGCGCAACCGGTCGCGCCCCACAGACGCGTGCAGGGGGTCGGGTCGTTCACTGGGTCCGTGGACTTGCAGGTGTTTGCCTGAAGAACAGAGGTGACGAGCAGGGCAAGGCAGCAAATGATGATGATGGACAGAGCTCTCATTTAATTTTAGACGCGAAAATATCCTAGAGAGTCACCTTGGTGTTGTAGGGCAGCTTGTTGCCATACGTGCTCGTGCTGACTGGGATGGCGAGAGGGACTGGGTTGGCCGAAATGTCGCGCAGGTACACAATCTGCTGAAGCATACCGGTCGAGATGGTCGCCGTCGACTCCTTGACCACCTGCTTGTTCATGCGGGCCACCTGGTTCATGATGTCCGTCCCTGGATCCTGGACCAGGTCCGTGTACACCTTGCGCATGAGCGCCTGGAGATCAAAGTCGTTCTGGCGCTGGATCGTGTACCCCGTCTTGTCCTTCATCGCCCGGATGATGTCATCATGGATACTCTCGCGGTTGAACTCTGACAAGAAAGCCTGACCGACTGGCGTGGCGAGGCCGGTGCGGACTGAGCGCATATCGTACGTGTCCATTGAAATGAGCCGGGAAAAAAAGGAGGGCTTAAAAATACAGGACGTCAAAATGACAATGAGGGTCATCAAGCGCTCGGGTGATGAGGTGCCTATGCTCTTCGACAAAGTGACCAAACGAATTTTGAAACTAAATTCAGCGCCCGAGTTTCAGCCCCTGAACATCCAGCCTGACAAGGTGGCCCAGAAGGTTTTCACGAGCATGTACGACGGCATCACCACGACCGAAATCGATAACCTCACGGCCGAGGTGGCAATTGGTATGATCACAGAGGACCCAGATTACGAGACTTTGGCTATGCGGGTCGCAGTTTCGAACCTCCAAAAGGCCTGCCCAAAGACGTTCAGTGACGCGATGGTCGCCCTGCATGTCAAGGGCATCGTCTCTGACCACTTCATGAAGTGTGTGGCGCTCGAGTTGGACGCTGTGATCCAGTCGAAGCGCGACTACCTCTTTGGCTACTTTGGAATCAAGACCCTCCAGAAGGGCTACCTGAACGAAGGCGAGACGCCCCAGTACCTCTTCATGCGTGTGGCCGTCGGCATTCACGGCGACGACATCCCACGAGTCCGCGAGACCTACGACCTGATGTCCCAAAAGTACTTCACGCACGCGACGCCTACCCTGTTCAACGCCGGTACAAACAACCCCCAGATGTCTAGCTGCTTCCTGGTGGCCATGAAGGATGACTCAATCGAGGGGATCTACGAGACGCTCAAGGAGTGTGCGCACATTTCCAAGTGGTCTGGGGGCATCGGTATCCACTGCTCGAACATCCGTGCGAGCGGGTCACGCATCAAGGGTACGAACGGCGTGGCTGACGGAATCGTTCCCATGCTCCGCGTTTTCAACAACACGGCCCGGTACGTGAACCAGGGCGGTGGGAAACGCAAGGGCTCCTTCGCCATCTACCTCGAGCCGTGGCACGCTGATGTCACGGAGTTTCTGGAGCTCCGCCTAAACCAGGGTGATGAGGAGATGCGCTGTCGAGACCTGTTCACGGCCATGTGGATCCCGGATCTGTTCATGGAGAAGGTTGAAAAGGACGAGGACTGGCACCTGATGTGTCCGAACGAGTGCCCTGGTCTACCTGACGTGTACGGTGAGGCGTTTAACGAGTTGTACCGGATGTATGTGGCCCAGGGGCGATTCAAAAAGAAGGTGCGCGCGCGCGAGGTTTGGGACGCGGTGCTCAAGAGCCAGGTGGAGACCGGGACGCCGTACATGTGCTACAAGGATGCCTGCAACGAAAAGAGCAACCAGAAGAACATCGGGACAATCAAGTCGAGTAATTTGTGTGTTGCGCCAGAGACGGTGATTCTAACCAAAAATGGATACCAAAAAATATCAGATCTTGTCGGGCAAGTAGTGTACGTATGGAACGGTGAAGAGTGGTCCGCCGTCACCATCTCGAGGACGAGCGACAAGAGTCGTTTGGTCCGCGTCAATTTCAGTGATGGCACTTTCCTCGAGTGTACCGAATACCACAAGTTTCATCTCCAGGTGGGATATGGTTCAAAGACGGAAATCAAGCAAACCACGAATCTTGTTCCAGGTGACCGCCTCATCAAATGGACCCCTCCGAATCCAGTTGAATTCGAAGATACGGAAGATTTCAGTTATCCATATACTCATGGGTTTTTCTGTGGTGACGGTACGTATCACTCGACGTACGCGGGTTTCAAAACAATCCCGACCGTTTCACTGTACGGTGAAAAGAAGAAGCTCGTCGAGCACTTGAATATTAGAACCATGTCTGGTAACGAAGACGCGTCTGGTCGTTTGAACGTCCAGCTCCCCTACGACCTCCCCAATAAGTTCAAAGTTCCGCTACGGGGCGCGGTGAAGACCCGACTCGACTGGTTCGCCGGGCTGTGTGACGCAGACGGTCACACTCAGGGGTGCCCCGGAAATCCTACACAGAAGACCATCTCGATTGGATCTATTCATATGAACTTCCTTCGAGACATTCAACTCATGCTGCATACACTTGGTGTGAGCTCGGTAATCGGCCTCTTGCGCGAGGCGGGTGAGACTGAACTTCCAGATGGAAAGGGTGGCAAGAAGATGTTTGAGACCCAGGCGTGTTGGCGTCTTGTCGTGTCGGCACTCGGCGTAGAGACTCTCATCAACGCGGGTTTTGAGACCCATCGTCTCGATCTGAGCGACTTTACACCAGTCACACGGGACGTTCGGCAGTACGTTCGGGTCGTTTCAATCGAAGACAATGGGCGCATGGATGCGACGTACTGTTTCAATGAGCCGAAGCGTCACATGGGCGTCTTCAATGGTGTGATTACCGGAAACTGCACGGAAATCATCGAGGTGAGTACTCCAGACGAGACGGCCGTGTGCAATCTGGCGAGCATTTGCCTCCCGACGTTCGTGAAGGACGGAGAGTTCGACCTCTCCGAGCTACACCGAGTTGCACAGGTTGTGACGCGCAACCTGAACCGCGTGATCGACCGGAACTACTACCCTACAGAGGCTGCCCGGAAGTCGAACATGCGCCACCGGCCCATCGCCATCGGGGTACAGGGATTGGCCGACGTCTTCATGATGCTCGGCCTTTCGTTCGACAGTCCCGAGGCGCGCAAGCTCAACAAGGATATCTTTCAAGATATATACCGTGCTGCTCTGTTAGCGTCGAGTGATATGGCAGAAGAAGAAGGGCCTTACGAGACATACGAGGGTTCGCCCGCCTCGAAGGGTATCCTTCAACCTGATATGTGGGGCGTGAACACGGAGAGTTTTGCTTTTCTCAAGCAGCGCATACTCAAATGGGGCCTCCGCAACTCCCTGCTCGTGGCGCCGATGCCGACTGCAAGCACCGCCCAGATCATGGGCAACAACGAGGCTTTCGAGCCGTACACGACAAACATCTACCTGCGCCGGACACTGGCCGGTGAGTTTGTGATGCTCAACAAGCACCTTGTCAAGGATCTTCAAAAGCTTGGAATTTGGAACCAAAATTTGAAGAATGAAATTGTTCGGGCGGGTGGGTCGGTCCAGGGGCTCGAGGGAGTTCCAGATACCCTCAAGGCTATTTACCGGACCGTATGGGAGATTCCGCAAAAGAGCATCATCGACATGGCGGCCGATCGGGGTGCGTACATCGATCAGTCCCAGTCGCTGAACATCTTCATGGAGAACCCGAGCCTGGCCAAGCTGTCGAGCATGCACCTATACGGCTGGAAGAAGGGACTCAAGACGGGCATGTACTATCTGCGGACTCGGGCCAAGGCTCGCGCACAACAGGTGACCGTACCGGTCGCGCCCACGGAGGAGCAGATCCTGGCGTGCTCGCGTGAAAACCCAGAGTCGTGCGCCATGTGCTCAGGTTAATTTCAATGCTAAATTCAAGATGGTCAAAAACTGTTGCAAATCCGGACCCAAGAACAAGAAGTGCGTCAGGCGCTCGAACAAGAAGGTGTTCAATTTACCTCGAAAATTCGCAAAGCTTCTGTGTATCTTAGGACCCATCAAGGGTTTCACCATGCGTGCGAGCTGCGCCCCTTATAAAAACTGCAAGAAGTAACCACAGGATGGATCCCGTGTGGAGGTTCTTGCCCGACCACTTGGTCCTTAGGATCCTTGAATTTTCAAATGAAATTGAACAAAGGGTCGCCTTCAAAATTCCTCCCAAGAAATTGATACTTGACAGGAATGTTGAATTTCGAAATGAAATTGTGTATGACCATATGACCCGGACCATGTGGGACTTTACTGGGTTGACCGAAACAGAAGTTCCATATTGGATCACTAGAAAGGGTATCAAGTTTTCTCAATACCGGTCTGATGGTGACTTGTGTATTTTCAATATGGAATGGGAGGATTACCAGATGACTATGTATTCTGGAACTGAAATAGTAGGCCCGACCACATGTAGGAATCACCTAGTAACAAATAAAAGAGTTAAATTCAGGTGACTTATGTTGGACCCTAATTTGTGGTCAAAATTACCGACCGAGTTGGTCCGGTGGATCATCGAACACTCGAGTCCGTCCATCGATACACAATTAGCATTCAAAATTCGTCCCAAGAAAATTGAAGAGGCAAAGGCTTGGCGACTTTGGTACCTCCTCAAGTCCCATGATGGGATCATTTACAATTTAGAAACTGAATCACTCCATATATTCCGGGTACCAGGAACTCATATAGTCCGGAGACCCGTGACGCTCGACTGGTTCCAAGATCACATGTGGTGTTTTAATGAGTCGGGTCTCGAGCATACTGTAGAGCTAACCGCAGAGACGGGCGCCTTTGTGTCGGTCCCTAGCAACCAACAGTGGATCACTGAGCTTCGCGTACTGTTGCGAGGATCCGGCCTCGCGCGGGTGATCGGCGCCGCGACTGGGGGGACTTTGTAAGGAACGGGTTGGGGCGCATGTGGCTCGGTGACCGGGTATGCGTGTAGATGGACCCGATGATGTGCTGAATTTCACGCACCCGGCGCAAGTTGGCATTGCGGAGACGGCGATTCTCATTCAAGTTGTTGCTGTACTTGTTGCGATGGCGCTTCATGAGACGCGCCTCCTCATTCCTGAGGTTCTGGATAAAGCGGGTAGGCGCCAAGAACGTCCCGCGTTTCGATCGGGGACTCAGTCTCTGATAGGCTGCTTGATTAGGGGAACGGAACCGGCGCGGACCCGGTGGGCTCCGGGCCTTGGGCTTGGGCGGGCTTGGAGTCCGGGCCCGAGGCTTGGGCGGGCTAGGAGTCCGGACCCGAGGCTTGGGCTTGGGTGGGCTTGGAGCCCGGGCCTTGGCGACCGTGGCGCTCGCATTGGCGACCGCTCGACGGAGGGCTGCGTTACGACGCGCATTCTCCATTGCCTGTTTACCGAGAGCAGCTAGGGCCGATCCTAGACCTAAACTACCACCTTTTTTCATCATAATCACTTAAAAAATGTAGACATTTTAATTTAAATGGTACTCTGGAGTGATGTAGATCCGTCGGCTATTGAGCTGGTGCCGATTGGTAAGGAGCGGCACAAGTTCCGGTTGATGGGTGAGACCCTGCGGTTCCAGATTCCCCGGGGGTTTTGTGCGTGGGGCGTGTCTCAGTACAAGAGCATGAATCTGGAAATTCGCAACCAAGATTTCCTCAAGTGGTGGAAGGATCTGGAGACGCAGCTTTGCCCCCAAGAGCCGTTCAAGTCGAACATTAGCACGACCACTGGACTCCGCCTCAAGATTGACGAGTCGAGCTATATTTTCGATGAAAATTCGAAGCAGGTCAACCCGGATATTCGGGAGGGGCTGTTTCGGGGCCAAGAGCTATCTTGCATGGTGGATGTCGAGTCGACTTATTTCTTCAACGGAACGTGGGGATTGACCTGTAGAGCTGTTCAAGTACGCTTTTACGGGGTCGAGGCGCCGACGAAGATCGCCGGCGAGAACGTGACGTCGACGTCGACTTTTTCTTTGCCGCGGGGGCACTGCGCGTTCTTGGAGGAGAACGCTTCTTGAACAGGTTGGCGACGAGGGCGCGGTCAGTCTCGCTCCTGAGACCGAACGCGGCTGCGTTTTTCATTTCTTACCTTTGACGCCGAAAATTTTACGCAGATTAGCCACGATAGCATTAATCTGTGAAATCATGAGCGGACCATTTTTGGGGCGGGTCCTGGACTTGGACTTTGATTTACTGGGCATCTTATTAATTACGGAGGATATTTCCCATAATGTCAACGCCACCCACACCACCCATCACGGCCGCACCCGTCCGTGATGTCTGTGCAAATGAATAAATGAGATAACCCAGAAGAAGAACGAGAATAGCCCCTATGAAAAAAGGGAACGCTTTTGCCTTCCCTTTGGGGTCGGGATTCTTGAACTCAAAAACTCCTATAGTGCAGCAGCTCATGGCGAGGCAGCATGCAATTACGAGACCGACGGTCGCCTGGAAGCGACCAAACGCGGCGAGGGCATTCACTGCACCCACGGCCGCCATGTTCTATTAATTACGGAAGAATTTACTTCATGAGCTCCTTGGCCTTGACGTACAGGGCCGAGCCCTTCTCGACCAGGACGAAATCGCCCTTCTTCATCTTGAGCTCCTTCTTCGCCTTGGCCACAGCCTGGATCCACGGGTTCTTCTTCTCACCGGCCGACTTGGCCTTGCTGACAATCTCGCCCGTCTTGGGGTTCTTCTTCAGGTCCTTCTTCGTGAGGCCACCGGAGGTCTGGTCAGCGGTTCCATTGAAAACCTGAGCGCGGGAACCAACAGTCATTTATTATGAGGCGGGATTTTATTTAAGACTTGCGTTTTCGGTTATTAATCACAGGACGTTTGAGACTATTACGCAAAGCGGCAATAAATATTTCACGATAAAGACCATTTGCGCGCGTCATTGCGGCGCGCCGGGCGGCTGCTGCGTTGTTGCGCTGCTTCATAAGGCGGGCGTTCCGCTTGGATGCTGGGCTGAGGCTCTTCTTCATATTACACTGCAAAGATCTTCTTCAGCGTCTGGATATTGATCTTGGTCTTGGACACGTTGGGGACCTGCGTCTCGAGCCGGGGGTCGTTGAGCACCTCCGCGCACACCTTGGCCTTGGCCTCCTGGAGCTGCATGATGGACTGCTCCACGCTCGGCAGAGGCTCGACGCCGTCTTCGCCAATGTAAATCAGGCGACGCACCACCACCTTGCGCGTCTGGCCCGTGCGATGCGCCCGGCCAATCGCCTGGAGCTCCGTCGCCGGGTTCCACGCCGGGCACGTGATGTAGATGCGGGTAGCCTCTTGGAGGTTCAGGCCCACACCACCCGCCTTGATCTGGATAATGAACACCGAGTTGGGTGGTCCCTTCTTGAAGCTCGCAATCTGCTGTTCCCGACGATCCTTGTCGACCGAGCCGTCGATGCGGAAGGTTGGCAGTTCGAGCTTGCTGAGCCGCTCCTGGATCTCATCCATTTCACCCATGAATTGTGTGAAAATCAGGGACTTCTCGTCCCGGTGCGACGCGATGAGCTCCATGAGCGTCTCCATCTTGCGAGACCGCCCGAGCCACGGCTCCGGGTCGCTCTCCTCCTTGAGGGCGATGCCATCCAGGTACAGCTGAGGCCACGTCATCACCTGACGTGTCCGCAGGAGGCACTCGAGCAGCTCCATCTGGTGCAGATTCTGCGTACCGGCTGCAAAGACGCTCTTGACGATCTGGGCACCCCGGTCGAACACCTCGCGATAGAGCTTCTTCTCCTCTGGGTGCATTTCCAGCTCCAAATTCTGGAAGTCGCAAGGCGGAAGCTCGAGGCGCTTGTTGTGGCGGGCCACGTCCTCCTTGGTTCGCCGGAGAACATAGGCCTCACGAATCTTATCCGTGTAGCCCTGTACGACCACCCGCGGGATTCCCACAAATGCGCAGAGAGCCACGAAATCCTTGACTGAATTGAAGACGGGAGTACCAGTCACGACCCAGCGGATCCGGCCCTGGAGAGCCCGACATACCACGTGGGACTTGGATTTCTGGTTGCGAATTTCGTGTCCCTCATCCAGGATGACGCGGTCCCACGCCACACGGAGCAGTGGGCACTCCGGGGCCCCAGGACGCTGCGGCAGAACAGAGTACGGCGCCACGACCACGTCAGGAATCACGCCCGGAAGGGACCGCTTGGCCCCATCAAACGCGTGGGTCGTGAGGCTCGGCGCGAACCGATTCAGCTCCTGAATCCACTGGCCCACAATAGACTTGGGCACCACGACCAGCGTATTGGGCACCTTGTTGGCCAGAATGGTCGCGATGAGCTGGACAGTCTTGCCCAGGCCCATTTCGTCGCACAAAAAGCCACCAGGGTACTTGGGCGCCAACTCGCGGCGCAGGAGCCACTTGACTCCGTCGTGCTGGTATGGGGAAATCAGGCGGGTCTTGAGCATTTTCAGGCCTGTCTGGGTTTGCATATGAAATTGGGGTCAGGGCTCTGGACCCTAACTTGGACAGGACACGAATTTTTCCTCGGGCCCTAGTAGGTAATGGCGGGACTGCCCTCACAAAAGGGTCAAGCGCCCTGGAACGACCCGACTGCGGCGTTTCTACCCGGAACGGGAAACACCAACCAAAATGCCGTCCGGCGCGCCAGACAGCGACCTAATACAGTAAGAAGCCGCGCCCGCGCCCTCGCCGCCGAAGCTAATGAACCCTTGACTTTTCCATTGGAACCAGTGCCTAATCCGGTCAATGTTGCTCGGGTGGCGGCGCGCTTCAAGCGCCCAGTCAATAGCCGTAGAGCGGCGCTGATGGGGGTGGGGGCTGGCACTCTGGGAGCGCCACCGCCACCAACTGCGCGAGTTGCATTAGCCCCAACAAAAAACAACTCCAAAATGCAAGCTAAAATCTTACAAAAGGCTCTAATAAATAGACTGGTAAGGAATGGCTTGAAGAGTAACGCAAATTATAACGCGGCGCGCGCACTCCTCAAAAACTGGAATAACTCGGGTCCCCACCTTCCATCGATGAAGATTGGGAGAATTCGTCAATTGGTGGGTTCGGGATTTTCCGGTAATTTATTCAAACAAGTGCCGCCTCGGCGTCTTAAACGCCAAGGGCCAGCACAGACGGGCGCCTGGCCCCCAGAGGCTTTTGTGCCGAACGTCAAGGCCCGGCGCGTGATGCCAAACATCGGCCCCGCGGTCGCCAATGCGGTGACGCAGGCCATCAAGGCGGCTACGACCCCTGCGGCCGCGAAGAAGTTCGTACAGAACACGCCCCCACCACTTCAGCGCAAGGCGGTGGTGAATGCCCGGGGCAACGTCCCACCCGCAGTCGCGCAGGCCATGAACCCCAATGACCTTGCCAAGGCGATCGTCGCCGCCATCGAGGCGGGTGTGAAGAAGATCCCGCCCAAGGTGGTGGCCCCGGCTCTTACGCCCCCAGCCACGCCAGCGAACTCGAAGGCGGTCGCGCGGGCTCTGGACCCCAAGGTGCTCGCCGAGGCGGTGGTCGAGGCGATCCGCCAGGGACTCAAGGTGAGCCCAGAGGTAATTCAGCAAAAGAAGGCTGAGGAGATTGCGCCTGAAATGCAGAAGGCCGCGCCCAACACTGGCAAGCTGGCTGAGAACGTGGCGCGGACCATCAATAATGCAGTTCGGGCTGCGGCGCGCCCAGGAGCTGCACCTGGCACCAACAAGAAGTCGTGGCGGAACTGGTTCTCATCTTTTGGGGCGCCGGCTCAGCGCCAGGCTGCGCCAGCGGTGGGAGGGTCGTTCTGGAACCGTATGAAGGCCCCCTTTTCGACGATGCGTATGCCGTGGCAAACGGGCGTGCGACCCGCCACGCAGGCAAATTACGCGCGTATGCGAGGGAATCAGCCACCCGTTTTGGGCGTCCCAGGGGTCGCGCAACCCAGCGGGTTCTTCACTCCCGGTCAGGGTGGGCAGGCCCCAACCGTTGTCCTCGGTCCAAATGGCATGCCGATTGGACTGGCGACACCAACCGGGCCCGCCGCGCAGGCGGCTGCGGCAGCCCAGACTGCGCAGGCGGCTGCTGCGCAGGCTGCGAACGCGGCCTCCGGACCCAACGCACCACCAGCCGCCAAAAAGAATGCCAACAACGCGGCCAACGCGGCAAACAAAGCCAATGCGGCTGCCAAGAAGGCGGTCAATGCTCCCAATGCCAATGCGGCCAAGGTGGCGGCCAATAACGCCAAGAAGGCTGCGAATGCAGCAGTCAAGGCGGCCAACGCCGCCGTGACGGCCGCCGGTGGAGCTGGAGGGTCCGCGACCGGAGGAGGCGCCACGGTCACGTTCTCACCGACTATAAAGATCGGGCTGAACAAGCTTCCCCAGGCTGTTCAGCAGGCCCGCAACGACCCCAACAAGATGGCCAACCTCATGAGACTCGTGAACAATTTGAAGGCGAAATTGCCAGCCAACTCCAAGACTCAACAGGCGATCCAGCAGCTCTTCCGGGAGCCCAACAAGCTCCCTACAGCCGCGCAGGTCCAGACGGCCTTCAAGAGTTCTTACAAGAATATGAACATGAACGAGCTCCTGTCTCTGCGTGCGACGGGCAAGAACCGCGCCATGGTCAATTCCCACCTGCGCGAGGCTGTCCGGACGCAGGTCCGTCGCATCGGCCGCCTGTCGGGCACCGAGCGTTCAACGTATATGGCTGAGCTGTACAGGAGCCTTCCCAGGGACTTTGCGGGCCGCGCGGAGGTTGAGCGTGAACTCGTCAAGGAGGTTCGTGGACTCGGGTTGCGTACATCTGGCGGAGGCTACGGAGGCTACGGAGGCTACGGAGGCTACGGAGGCTACGGAGGCGGGCGGTCTTCATACAATTCCCGTGGAATCCTGAACGGTCTGCGTCGCAACTTCGGGTCGTCGCTCCCGCCTCGGCTTCGCGAGGAGATGCGAGTTCAGGAGCGTCGTATTATGGAGCGTCAAGGTCCTCTGCGCCAGAACATGGGCCGCCGCCGCAATGAGCGGGGTCTCGCTGCCGAAGGTTATCTTCGCCAAGGCAACATTCGCCCTAGAAATCAGCGACCACTGGCCGCCCAGGCGGCACTTCGCCAGACGGGTTTCGCCGCCCCGGGACCCAAGCTGCTTACACAGGGTCTGCTCAAACAGGGAGGTCCGGAGCTCAATATCGGTCTTGGACAGCCACTCGCGCCATTGCCATCGAACCAGCAGTCGGCAATCAACAAGGCGGGTGGGCACCAGACGGCTCTCCAGACCATCGCGGCCGTGCCAGGTGGCGCGCCCCAGGTGGCTCTGGCGGCCCAGGCTCTCAACGAGACGAACGGTAACCGTCAGCGGGCCATGGAACGTGGCGTGGAGCCCGCGGCCATCAACGCCGTCCAGAAGCTCGGCGGCGCCACGAACGCAGGGTACGTTCTGGAGGGGCTGAACACACTGGCCCAGACGCGCAAGACCCAGGTGCGCAAGGCGGGTGCGCCACGTAAGCGCAAGGCCAAGCCGACGAGCCTCCGCCTCAACGAACTCAACAGTGTGATCGAGGCCGTGAAGAAGCGCAAGCTGATTTCGCTCGTTGCGCACAACGTGACGCACACCGGAATCCATAACAATGAGAATCGCAAAAAGAAGTATTACAAGAAGGTTATCAAGTCTAGTATTCTTCGCCGCCCCCTGGCAAATAAGGTTCGGGCCGCGGCCAAAAAAACGAGTAATGTGAACGCCAAGGCACGCACCAAGAAGCGTTAAGTATCATGAAATGGAGCAGACTGCCAATTACATAAAGCGGCTGACGAGCGTTAGAAATCGGCTGGTGAAGGACTCGAAGCGCCCAGATCCTTCATGGGTCCGGATCACCACCATCACCATGGGTGCTAAATTTCAACAAGAAATTAACCTTCCCAAGTTTCATGAGAATTTTTCGAAACTTGGGAGTGTTTGTGTGCGCCCCGTGGGGAGCACGGGGCCGGGCTTCGAGTGGAAGCTGAGTGACGCGGCCTTTTATAATCAAGTAACTATCGGGTACCGTGATCAGTACTCGGGCAAAAGTATCAAGATCTTTCCAAACGGCTCCATTCAGGTGGCCGGGTGCTCCAGCCTCTTTGACTGCAAGCGGGTCCTGAACCAGCTGGCCTTTATTTTGAAGACGGTTCTGGGCCTCGAGCAGGCTCCAGGGACCACCGAGCCGACCATCTGGATGATCAACACCAACTTTTCACTGAATACGTCGGTGAATCTTCATAAAGTGATAGAAAAGCTTCGGCCCCTCAAGAACCAGTTCAAGGTGTTTTTCGAGCCGGCCCGCTACAGCGCCGTGATGGTCAAGTTTGTACCAGGGCCGGGCATGAAGCAGGTGAGCGCCAGCATCTTCAAGACGGGCAAGATCATCGTGACCGGTGCCCAGAGGCTTGACGAGATTGCAGGAGCATACGAAATCTTGAACGAAATTGTGGATCCAGGAATGATGGTCGCTCCGGTCCAGACACCCGAGACGTTCGATGTGCTTCTGGGGTGGACCTTCAACGAGTGGGCGGCGTACCTTGCGAATCAGGATAAAAATCTACCGCAACAGTAAATGTCTCAGCGCATGGGAATGGCCGACGGCCGATGCATTACCGAGTTCGCGTCCAACCGCATCATGACCGATGCCCTGATGGCCGAGAAGAAGATTCCAGTGTTCGACAACTATGCTTTCCGCCAGGTGGCCCAGGAGAAGGGCCCAGAGGGCTTCGCTCTGCCCCTGCGCAACGCCGCGTGCCGCACTGGTCAGGTGCAGGTTCTGGTCGAGAACGAGTAAAGGTTTAAAAGATACACGCCAATTTTAAAATAGAATGCGAGGTGCCCGCATAGTAATCGATGGTAATATCGGTTCAGGCAAGACGACTCAACTCGACTTGCTTGAAAAGAAGGGATGGATGGTGCGCAGGGAGCCCATCGACAAATGGCCCCTCGAGGACTTTTACAAGGACCCCAAGCGATGGGCCTTCTATTTTCACATGGTAATTCTCCAGACTCTCCGGCCGCTCGTCTCCAGCAAGCCGGTCATCTACGAGCGGTCCCTTTTGAGTTCACGATGGGTCTTCTGGCCAATTTTGGTTCGAAAAGGATGTGCGACCCCAGGTGAGGATGCGACCTATTCACATTTCTATGAACACTATTCGTGGTTTCCAGATATTTACATATTCCTTTCTAAAAATCTAGACCTCGCGTGGGAGCACATCCAGAAACGCCACCAGGCGGGCGACGGTGGTGTGACCCGCGAGTACCTCACGGAGCTCGACGCCGAGTACGCCCATCTCGTCAAGGCGGTCCCCTGTCGTACGTTCTTCGTGAACGCCAACAGGAGCCCTGAGGAAATTCACCAAGAAATTTGTAGCATCCTTGTAGAAAATGAACTGCTCATCAGTGACCCGAAACGGGACGAAATGCAAGAAGAAGGCGGCCGAGGACGGCAAGTGTCTTGCACACCTTTCCCGGACATGTGTCGTTTGTCTTGATGAGCTCACGCGCAAGGATTCGCGCAAGCTCAAGTGTAAACATGAATTTCACACCAAGTGCATCATGCGGCATTTTGAAACGAGTATAGAATGCCCCCTGTGCCGCATGGAGCAGGATGACGACCCGCTCGTCGTGTTTCGCAAGAGTGTCGAAGAGAATATCCGTGAAAAATACCGAGACGCGATCCGTTCTCTCGAACTCGAGGTTGCACGGGCACGGAGACGATAAAAATTCTCGGTCCATATCAATATGGATCCGCAGCCTCCACCCAGTGACGGGTCGGCGACGCCAATTATAATAGGACTTATAGTGCTGGTAATGCTCATAGTGGGTTACTACTTTTACACCAAGTCGTCCGGGGAGGCTGTGGAGGCCTCGGCTCCAGTCATGGCCTCTGCACCGCCACCACCTGTGACGACGGCTCCAGCAGTTGCACCTGCAGCCGCCCCCTCGGCGTCCCTGACGCCTCTTTATTCAACTGGCCAGAAGATTCAGGACGCTGAACTCGAGATCGGCCTGGCATCCGTGCCCTTTTTTTCCGCCCCATTCGGGTATGACATAACCAAGCCCCCGGCCTATTCGATGACTATGGACATCATGGTGAGCCAGACGGGCGACCGGTGGCGCAACATCATGGCGCACAGCCCAGTGGCCGGAAGCGACTTTCCAGTCGGCCCAACGTATCGCCGTCCGGCCGTTTTCGTGACGGGCACCGACACCGCTCCAGCGAACCGCATTATGCTCGTCCACGGCAACTCGTCAAACGAGAGCTCTTCCATAACCTCTATCAACACCATCCCCCTAGGCAAGTACTTTACGCTCACGTGGGTCGTTTATAACGGCACGATGACCATGTACGTGAACGGCGTGGCAGATCCCGTCGGCCCTCTCTCGACCTCTTTCAATTGGCCTACGACCAGTCAGCCTTGGACCTGGCTTCAAGGTAATTACGCGGGCAATGTGGCCGGATCAATTAAGGTGAAGAATGCGTATTGGTTCAACCGGGCCCTGGCACAGAGTGACCTGCAGCTGATTGCTTCCCAGTACCCATCATCGGGAACCTCCGGATATATTCCCGAGCCGTACACCGAAGAATAAAAAAGTATATTAATATCAAAGATGTCATCATCTGGACCCGCACCATCAGCACCGGCGGCGCCCGTGATGGGAGCGCCTGGGACGAACACGCCTATTATAATAGGCGGCGTTGTGTTTCTTCTCATTGTACTCATCGCCGCATATTACTACACTAAAACCCCCACCGAGACGCCCGTTACCGCGATGGATACGAGTTCCGTCATGGCCGCGAGCGCGGTGGTCGCGCCGACTCCGGTTGCGTCGGCCCCGGCTCCAGCGACCCCGTCCACACTCAACACATCGGCGGCCTATATTGGCCCGGCCAACGGAAGCGACTACCCAGGGAATGACGTCGGCAACTGGTCCAACGCCGACCCCAATTTTTGCGCAGACAAGTGCAACAACACCCCAGGGTGCATTGGCTTCATAGTTTCCACGACAGGTCAGGGGTGCTACGCCAAGAGCAAGTTTGAGAATCCCGTTGCTTCCGCCACCTCCAACGCCTATACAAAGCCTGACGTCATTCTGCCCAACGCGGCTGCCAAATATCAGGCGCCAATCACTGGTCACTACACGGGCAATGAGCTTGGAACATTCGCAAATATTGATCCCAATTTCTGCGCCACCAAGTGCAATGCGACCCAGGGGTGCGTCGCTTTCGAGACGGATACGGCAAATTGCACCACCAAGAGCCAGCTCACCGAGCCGCTCGACTCGTCCAAGACTGGCTTCAAGGTGTATAAGAAGCCCGGAGTAGCTGCGGTTGCGGCACCCGTGCCCGTGCCCGGAGCGGCGCCGGCGGCTGGAGCCACCCCGGCATACGCCGTCGGCCTTGGTCCACAGTGGCGCAACGCCAGCGTCCCTGAAAGGTTCTACCTCAAGAACATTTCCACGGGCAAGTTTGTCTTTGCGGACGAATCCGGTAAGATTGGTGAGGGGGCATCGGCGTCGCCAATCACCGCCGACAAGCCGGCGGATCTCTACAGTGCATTTGGTAACAGCGCCAACTTCAAGCGCCTGGCCATTGGTCCAGGCTACATGAGACACTCGGGCTTTTTCATGTTCGCTCAGCCATACACTCCCAACAACTACGATTTCGCATGGGAAGTCTTCACCAACGGCCCACAGTTTATGCTGTGGAACCCATATCCAGGTTCAGGTTCGGGTCACTGGGTCACTCTCGATCCAAACGGTCGCCTCAAAATCCAGCCCACGTGGACCGGCGCCGCCGCCTACCAGGTTATAGGAATAAACACGCCAAGCGTGCCCGTATATTCCGAGCCCGTGGCCGAGGTGGCAGTGAAGAAGGTGGCCGAGGTGGCCGATAATACACTGGCCATGGGGGCGTCTCTGCTTCCGGGGCAGTTCATTACCAGCAATAATGGCCAGTACAAGTTCACTTACCAGACTGACGCCAATATCGTCCTTTACCGCGTGAGCGGCGGCGCGGCTCTCTGGGCCATGCAGACCGTCAACGGCGCGTGGGGTTACGCACCCGGAAGGCTTATTATGCAGACTGACGGCAACCTCGTCGCCTACGACTCTGGTGGTGGCGCCAAGTGGGCCAGCAACACGTGGAATAAGGGCGTCGCACCTTACCGTCTCGTGATGCAGAATGACGGAAACGTCGTCGTGTACGATGGGAACAACACAGCCACGTGGGCTACCAATACTGTTCAAGGGTTCCTCAGTTGGTTTTTTAAATAAAATACCATCATCAAGTAATATGGGAGACGGCGACTCCACGGGCATCCTTCTAATCATGATGATGTGTTGCTTTGTTTTTCTAGTGGCTTCGGCCGGAGGTTACTATTTTTACTATGGTCCAGGCGCCACATCCAGCACATCAGTAAACGTCGATCTGTCCAGCTCGGCCGTAGCAGCGAGCTCGGCCGCGGCGAGCGCTGATATTTCAAGCACGCCGTCCTCGGCCCCGGCCCCGGCCCCGGCCCCGGCACCCGCCGACCCCAAGGCGGCCCTGTTGGCCACTGGGCAGGCTATCCAGGTGGCCGAGGTGGACATTTCTACGGCTCCACCCGCATTCACCGTGCCCTCTGGGGTTCCAACAACTGGCGCCGTTTCGTATTCTATGACGATGGATGTGAATATCGCACAGGCTGGTCCTTCGTGGCGTAATATCATGGCCCATGGTGACCCAGATTGTTGTACAGAAACCACTCGGCGTCCGGCCATTTTCATAACTGGAAATGACTCTGCGCCACCAAACCGTGTTCACGTCGTCCACGGAGCGACCGAGGACAACAACAAGAATATCACCACCACGTTTGCAGCGACCCCGGGCACCTACTTTACTTTGACACTGGTGGTCAATGCGGGAGCGTTCACGACTTATATCAACGGCACCGCCGACGCATCCGGGTCGGCCTCGGCAACTTTCACATGGAATGATGCCGCTCAGCCTTGGCGCTGGAACGCCTACCTGGCTCAACTGCCGGGACGGGCCGAGAACACATCAGGGGCCGTAAAGGTCAAGAACGCTTACTGGTTCAACAAGGCTCTTACAGCGGCCGAAGTCACCACCTTGGCGACGGCGGCCACCACGACCTCTACGTACAGACCGGAGCCCATATCGTTCGGGTACCTCACCGAGGTTGGGCCGATTGAGAGGGCCAAGCTGGAAAGACGCCAGTACACGACCAGCTTCAACCCCGAGCCCATCACGTCCTCGGCGGGTGATTATTGGGATCTCACCCAGTAACGCGTATTGGAGACTAAAAATGAATATATGTAATAAACAATGAGCGGCCGGTGTGGGTCCGTGACCCAATTCGGGACGCCGTGTAAATCCAAAGTTCCAGATGGTCAGGAACGGTGTTGGATTCACAGGGGGCCTCAATGTTCTGTGTGCTTCGGGTCTATGGTCACGCATCAATCGAACCGGACGCTTCCATGCAATCACACATTCCACACACGATGTGTGGATCGGTGGAAGCGCACGTGTCACGGGGATCCCACATGCCCCATGTGCAGAACGCCATTCGATTGCCCGACGTATCGGTGCCGCCTCATAATTGAAAAGGTGCCCATAGATGGCTCGCCTCTTATTACAGATTTTACTACTAATAACGTTTCGAGTATCGTCGAAGGATTTGGGATCGATATTCGAAACCTCTGGCCCCAGCATGCAGGGCGAATGATGGCTGATGTTCTTTTTGATATAGAGGCGGACGAGGACCTCAATGAGGTTCTTAGAGAACTCGGTTTGCCGGTAGTCCATGGTTCCGGTTGACGTTGTTACCAGTCTTGGCGAAGCCCGGCCGGACGCCATAGGCCGAGCAGAACTTTGTGTAGTGGAATCCTGGTTTGTAATTGCGATCCGCCTTGCGCGGGTCGGTGATGGTTTGACCTGAAGCATCTACCAAGAGGGGCCCTCCAGCCCAGCCCGTCTTGTGAGACCAGAGTTTGACCGGGAATTCAATCACCTTACCGACGGGCAGTGGGGCCGTCTTATTTGCCCGAGCACTCATCTTGTTCAGGACGTGCAGGTCCGTGTTGGCGTTGGCGACCCGACCGTTGTTGGCGTTTCGGGCCGCACGACCCTTCTCCAGGGCGGCGCGGATGGTGGCCACGGTCACCTTGAAAAAACGCGCAAGAGGGCCGATCCGGTCACCCCGGCGGATCTTGTACTGGACCGACCGGATCTCCTTGTACCAGTGGAAATCTCCAGTCGAATTTCCAAAGTCATTTGAGGGCGCCACGAAGCACATCACCTTGTAGAACCCAGGCTTGGGCTTCTCACCCCCAGTCTTCATCTTGTAGACGGCACCAGGGTTGTCGGCCAGGACGCGCTTCACAATCCCGTCGCACGTCTTGAATGATAGGCTATTCGAATTCATTTTAGCCCTGCCGCCCGGGATGCTCTTGGAGGTGCGATTATCCGAAAAGGACCCAAAGGCGTAGTCGTAGCAGTTGTCATGCACTACACCCTTGGTGCCCCATGGAGCCCATGTGTACTTGGGAGCCCATGGGTTCGGCTTTCCGCGCGCGACCGTCGTCCGGTTTGTGGACTTGGCGGGGGCCGGTCGAGCCTTGGCGCCTACGTAGCTCACCAGCTTGTTCACGCCAGCCTTAATCTGGTTTCCACGCTTGGTCCTCAGTAGGGCCTTGACGGCCTCCTCGCCCTTCTTGTACTTTGGTGCGGTCATATCATTACCTCTTAATTTTTTCCTAGGACCTTAATAAAAGATGAAGAACATTCTGGAGTCCCGCACCCGTCAGGAGGCTCTGTACAACCTGCTCGTGTTTGTTGCGTTCGTGATCCTCATGACCTTCATCATGAAGTTCCTGTGGAACGGCACCCTGGTTCCCCACATCACGATCCTCAAGCCAGTCGACACGCTGCTGCAGACGTTCCTGCTGTCTGTGGGTATTGCGCTGTTCCGTCTATAAATAATTACAGTCCAAAATTAGATGGCTCCTAAGGTGACTCTCACCTGCTTCGCAGGCCGGAGACGCTACCTCGAGATCCTGATTACGTACGTGAACGAGCTCCTCGACAAAAGCCTTGTCGATGAGTTTCACCTTTGGGATTATACGCGCGATCCAGAAGACGCCAAGTGGATTCAAGAAAATTGCCAAAAGTACAAGATTTTTGAAGTCCAGGATAAGAGCACCTGGAAAGAGTACTATGAGTACTATGGGAACCTGAAATGGACTGATCCTATGGCAATCTATATCAAGTGCGACGACGATATAGTGTTCATAGATGTCGACGCATTCAAGGGGTTCTTGCATAACCGCATCGAGAACCCTAATGACCTACTGGCGTTTCCATCTATAGTTAATAATCATGTGACTTTTATTATTCAACAAACTATGGGTCTATGGTCGACCTTAGACGGTCAAGTACTAGAAAGCCACGAGGCCATAGCCGATGGTATTCATGGCGCTTTTTTGGAAGATCCCACAAATTTCATACAAAATTCCAGGGCTCTGTTCCCACGTAAGTGCGTAATCAACAAAAATTCACCCATTCATATTAATATAAACTTCTTCGCCATTCTCGCCAAGGATCTTCACGTCTTTACGACGTGCTGGGAGAATGATGAACTGAACCTGGCCCTCTATATACCACGTTGGTCCGGGCGTAATAACTACATAGACCCTTCTTTTGTCGTTTGTCACATGGCTTTTGGGCTCCAGCGAGACGCTGGGTTCAATGAAGAGCCTCATCTCGAGAAGTACCTAGAGCTCAGTGTAGCCGCTAAGAACCTCACCATTCTGTAGGATGGTCGGGTATCCGTTCACAAATCCAGGGCAGGACTCGGTGTCGCAGTCCGTGAAGGTGTAGGGGATCCCCTTGGCCTTCATGTACTGCTCCTGCTTATTGCACCATGGGCAACCATGCGACCCGTAGATGATGATATTACCCTTGTCAACTACGGAGCGCCCACTGACGTCATCAGCAAAAGATGTACCCTTGTACAAAATCAGAGCGAGAGCCACGAGGACCAGGACGGCTACGACCCAGATCTTTTGCATTTATATTCTCAACTAAAAAGTTTCTTGGCGATTTCCGCTTTGGAACGGAGCCCTTTAATGTTTCGACCCTTGTTCGCGGCCATGCGCTTCAGCTCCTCCATGGAGAAATGGAGATTGGCGTAGACCCACCGGCCCGACGAGTTGGACTTGACCTTCGCACGGCCCGACGAAGGACTCAATTTGAAATTAGAATTCTTCGCCTTGGGCTTGGGGGGACTGGGCGCCTTGGGCTTGGGCTTCGGGGGAGGGCCCAGAGGGCTCAGTGGAGATGGGAGCTTGGCTGGACTCGGTGAAAACGCCGCCAGACCACGGTTAATGCGATTCTCCACCTGATTTATAGCCTTGACGCGTGCGCGGTACCGGGCGTTTGTATAGGACTCGTTGGCCGGGCCGTTCTGGGACGTACGGATCTTCTCAACGAGGCGATTGAATTTATTGGACCGAAGAATCTCACGTGGAATAGGGGCGCGCTTGCGTTTTTGAAGCACGGCGCCAATGTTTTGCCGCGTGGCTGTACGGGCCGTGAAGTTCTTCTTCACAGCCTTGGGTGGACTCGCGCGCACCTTGCGAAGTCTGGCCTTGGCGGCCCGCAGGTTGTAGCCCGTGATGCGCGGTTTGGGTTTGGGGCGCGGTGCCGCCTTTAGCTTCGCCTTGGCCCTGCGCAATTGGGCCGACGTCACCGCCTTGCTGTTCTTCTTGACCGGCTTGAGCTGCGCCTTGGCCTTTTGCAAATTTAGAGACGAAATACGCTTGACCTTGACAAGCCTGAGCTTCGCCTTGGCCGCCTTGAGGTTCGGTGACGTGACGCGCTTCTTTCCGGAGAGGAAAGGGTGGCTCAAAATCTCGGCCAGTGAAGGCAGGCCAGCGCACGGGTCTCCGTACTTGAGCCGCCATTGAACGACGTGGCTGTTCGTCTCCCCCCGATAGCCTTCGGGGACGGCCCGTTTCAAGAACTCGATGGCCGCGGGGTGATCGGCCGGAGCGTGCTTCATGGCCCAGTCGAGCATTTCATTCAGAAATAGGTGGTGGTCATATCTCTCGTCAGTATTGGGACCGACGCCCCAGAAGGAAGCCGTCTTGGTCCCGTTGGCCGTGTTGACGGCGGGATTGGTACCCGACTTTTTCAGACGGGACCACCCAAAGTCACCTAGGAGAAATCCACGGTCTGCGACGAACACATTCAGCATGTGAAGGTCGTTGTGTCTGAAATCAGGGTAAACCTTCTGGATTCTGAAAAGGGCCTTGAGAACGTCAGAGATGATGTGAGCCATGACACCGTCGGTCACATGGGCGCGCTTTTTCAGCCAATCATTGAGCGAGCCGCCGCTGGCGTACTCCATGAGGAGAATCCCCTGCTTCGACTTGTCGTACCGGGCCGCATTCTGGACATTGGGCATATTCATCTGAGTCGGGGTGATGAAGTTCTCACAGCGCATACTCTTGTAGACGCGCACGACGTTGGGCGACAGAATCTGAACTGCGTCCTGAATATTGAATTCGACATCGACGGGTTGAGGCTCGTGACGCTTTGCGGCCATGAGGTCACGGGGGGCGACCTTCACGGCGAAAGGTCGTTTGTTGCCACCGAGCTGCTTGGCGGTGAACACTATACCCTGGCGACCCTTGCCGATCGGCGTCATCGAATCCAAAGAGGATTTGAGCTGATCGCACGACATGGCCCATTCGTTCTTGGGGGTTATGTTGGGAAGCTTTGTGTAAGGGTGGAGTTTGGGCGCCGGGTACTTCCAACCACCTGGAGGCGTTTTCCGCCCCGGATGATATTTGATATGGGGTGGGGGGATGGCTTTGTACTGTACCGCCTTTTTAGGTGGCGAAGGGGGTGCGGGCCGGAAGTACTGCTTACCTTCTTTATTTACAAAGGCGACCATCTTCTTGCCGTTGACCATTCGCTCGAATGGCTTGAGCTTGATGCCACCTGGTTGAACAGCCCCACGCTTGGCCTTGTAACGCGTTGGGTTCGCCACCTTGTTTGGGTGGGCCTTGAGCCACGCGATGGCCTGACCCTTGCTGACGATGTGGGCGGGGATGTTAATCTCTGTGTTACCGGCGTTGTTGCGACGAAACACATAGTGGCGACCGTTACGGTTCGAAATTGTAAATTGTCTGGAGTTGATCCAGCTCATTATATCATATTACACATATTTTGTTAGAGTTCAAAGTCTGGTATCCGCTCACTCCGCATCTGGGTCGGTCTCGTACTCGACCTCACTCTCCTTGTCGGAGACGGGCTCCTCGGCGGCGGGAAGAAAGGCGCACGGCTTCAGCTTGTTGGTCGGCGAGAACATCACCTGATGAACGCGCACAGACACGCCGACGCCAGCCGGAGTGCGCCAAATCTGGTTGAGCTCGATGATGGCACTGACCGACTGACCCTTCTCCAGGTCCGTCAGGGGTACAGACTGACGCGCGGCGCTGTACGCCTCCGTGGCGATGGTGCCGTCCTTGTTCAGCAGCACCTTGAGGTTCAGCGTGGGCGCGTAGCCCTCCTTGGAGCTCGGCTTGACGCACGACTTGTACATGCCCTCGGCAATCACCTCGCGAGACATCTTCTTGCCCAGAATCTCCTCAGAGTTGGCGGCCAGGTGGTCCAGGACGCGCGCGTCAAACTTGGAGAGGGCCTCGACAATCTCAGGCTTGTCCAGACTCAGGGGCAGGCTGTAGCTGATACGACCGGACGACTCGTCCTTGAACTCACTCAGTCCAAAAGGGGCGCGCAGAGCCGGCAGCTGGAAGATCAGCTTCTTGTTGCCAGGCCCGTTGAGGTACACAGCCTTGCCACCCTTGGCATTCTTGTACACGGAAGAGAAGGTGACGTCAGCGGAGTTGAAGGAGGAGAACATCTGGAGAGCCATGTCTTTGCTTATGGTTCTTCTACGGTTCAGGGCTTTATGTGGCTTGCACATGACACCAATTTCTCGAGGTGGCACTTTTTTTCGAGGTCTCTAGTAAACATATGGATTTTTTTACACGGAAACCCTCTTCCCCATTCAGTTCCGTGGCGGCCAAGAACAGAGTGACGAGCGCGTTTTCTCAATTTGGAAACGCAAACTACAAGGCAATTATTGCGGCCAGCAACCAGTCGCCAAACGCCAACGCTCTTCGCACCAACGCGAACGCCAAGGCTGTGAGTGCTAAAAATGCCGCTGTGAATTACGCAAATGCAATTGCCCGTGAGAGCGCGCAAAAGGCCATTAATGCCAAAACTCGTGGTGTGGCGCGGACGAATGCATCCAATGCCGCAGTAGCGGCCAATGTCGCCAAAGTCCTTGCTGGGCTCAAGGTGACCAACTCCACCAACCCAAGTGCCAATAACCAGGCTAAAATTCGTGCCATTATAAAGACCGTCAACAATCGTCGCCTTTTGCCAACATTCGTTGGGACGACGCGAGTGTCACCCCAGATTAGAGCGAAACTGCAGAGCATACTCGATGCCACCGGGGGGCTCGGTGCGGCGAGTGCCGCAGTGGGATCGGCTGCACTGCCAACAGGTGCGAACAATTTCAAGCCAGCAAATGCAAATATCCTATCTAATGGCCTTGTTGGTTACAAAAACAAGGGTAACGGATTATACATGAAGGTTCAAAGATCCGCCTCTAACGCATCAAATTGGGCCCGGGTAAATACCACTAATTACGTGAGGGGTAACTCGGGTAACTTCTCACCCATCGCCTCCGCCCTCTAAAACAATTTCCTCCCTAAATACTAAAGATGTACGCCCAGAAGAAGATTGTGCCCTTTGCGGTTTTCTTCGCCGTGGCGCACCCCGAGACCTTCAAGCTGACCCGCCGTCTGGCAGGCTCGTGGATCTCCAGCGCGGAGGGTCTGCCCACGACGGCTGGTCTGCTCCTGCACGCTCTGGTGTTTGTGCTAGTGGCTAGCTTCGTGATGCGCCTGATATACGGTGGCCGCAAGTCGGGTTACGAGCCCGCGTCCATCGAGGCCGAGGGCGACGACATGGCCTGGATGAGCACGTCCATGGGCCCAACCCCAGCACCCGCCCCAGCACCCGAGGCGGTCCCACGCGACTACACCAACCTCTTCAGCTCGATCCTTGGTGCGACCGGCATGAACAATTTTGATCAGTATATGTAAATGATAGTTCCATTGCTAACTTTCGTCCTCGTCGCCAATCCCATGGCATTCAAGTTTACCCGTGGGATCTTCGGTGATTGGGTCGCTGGTCCAGAGGGCCTGGCTACGATTCCAGGTCTTCTGCTCCATGCACTCGTGTTCCTATTTTTGGTAAAAATTCTGGGCCCAGGTCGGTCCAAGTTTACTACCCGCGGTGCTCAGCAAGATCAGGAGATTAGACACTGGCAGGGGCGCAGTGAGCTGACCCAGCCAAAATATGTCGTTACAATGTAAGGATGACCCTGAACTACCTTGTGCCATTCGTTCTTTATGCAGTCGTCGCGAGCCCAGCAACCTACAAGCTGACCCGGGGCGTCGCAGGCTCGTGGATCGCCAGCGCCGAGGGCCTGGCCACCGTCCCAGGCCTGCTCCTGCACGCACTGGTGTTCGTGCTGGTGGCGGGTTACCTCATGCGCCTGCTGAACCCCCGTGCGTCCGGTTACGGTCACATGATGGGCAAGTCCGGTTACGGTCACATGATGATGTAGGCTCAGGGCGTCTTCGTTCCCAGCAAAGATCTAGGCAATTAGTAAATGAAGTTCAAGAGAAACCAGCTCATCGCAATTTTGATCCTGATTATCATCTTTCTTTTGTGGCGTCGCACCACGTCGGGATTCGGTTACGGCATCGATGGCCTGACGTGGCCGCTCGGCCCACGGTGCATGAACCCGCTCGGGTGCCCAGCCTTTGGTTCTCCAGACCTGGAGCCAAAGTAAAATCTAGAACTCCTCGTCAAACCGAATGGAGTCGCCTTCGGTAACCATATGCTTTGAATAGTCCCCGACCCGCTTCTCGAAGAAGTTGGTCTTCCCTTCCAACGAGATGGTCTCCATCCAGTCGAAAGGGTTCTTTGCGTTATAAATGGGTTTCTCCCCGAACTGATTCATCAAGCGGTCAGCCACAAACTGTATGTACTGTGTCATTTCTCCAGCGTCCATACCTATAAGTTTGCATGGAAGTGCTTCTGTGATGAACTCGCTCTCCACCTCACAAGCCCACTGAACAATCTTGTGAATATCCTTGGAAGGGCATTTTTCCACAAGGTGTGAATAGAGCGTCACTGCAAACTCCTGATGAAGACCCTCGTCCCGAGAAATCAGCTCGTTGGAGAAACTCAGGCCGGGCATAAGGCCACGCTTTTTGAGCCAGAAAATAGCACAGAATGAGCCAGAGAAGAAGATTCCTTCCACGCAGGCAAAAGCTATGAGACGCTGTGCAAACGAGGCTCCAGGACTCATCCATTGCATGGCCCATTCTGCTTTTTGTTTAACTGCAGGCGACGTCTCTATGGCCCGGAACAGACTCGCCTTCTCCTCTTGATCCCGTACGAGCTTGTCAATCATGAGCGAGTACGTCTCAGAGTGAATCGACTCGTTGAAGCTCTGGTACGAGTAAAATGACCGAGCCTCGGCAATTTGAACATCCTTTGAAAAGTTCATGTCGATATTTTCCATCACAATTCCGTCAGAGGCGGCGAAGAAGGCCAGGACCATCTTGATGAAGTGACGCTCCGAGTCATTTAGTCGGTCCCAGTCCTTCAGGTCCCCCGCCAAATCAATCTCCTCGACCGTCCAAAAAGAGCCAATTGCTTTCTTATACAGTGCCCAAAGGTCTGGGTACCGTATAGGAAAGGTTGTGAAACGCGCGGTGCTCGGGTCAAGAATGGGATCGGGGGCCATCTTACTAGAGTCGAGGCTAATTTTTTTAAGACTTGCGGTACGATTTCCAAGTATTGCTCTGCTGCTGAGCCCCTGGTGTGTTCCACGTGGACAGAGAGAACTTGTAGCAAGGACCCGAGGCCGTGTCCGTCACCGAGATTCCTCGTGAAAATCCGGCACAGTCCGTATCCACCGTACACGCCTGCTTGCACACGTCGAGAGAGCCGGTGGCTATGGCGGATCCAGTGTTACCGACCCAGTAATTCTGCGCCGTGTATGTCGGGCCAAAAGCGGATGGCGTTTGACCGATGGGTGCAGACCACACGACCGCGGGCGTCGCATCAAAAATGAGGAGGTTGCCGTCATCCTGAATGCTGAGTGTAAAAGGTCCAGTGCCCTGTCCACCCACACCCCATGCGGGTGACACGCTATACTCCGAAGAGTACAAACCGAGTGATCCGTCATTCTTGAGCATCACGACGCCGTTAATCACCGGGGCATTGGGTGACGCGAAGAGTTGCTGGGTGCCCTTCATAATCTGGACAATTCCATATTGATAAATGAATTTAGACTGACCGTTGGGGCTCACGAGCATCGCTCCATCCCTAAGTGATTCGCCGCTCTTGAGCGTCTGCTTGCCAGATGAAGGCGCAGGCGCGGGGGCTGGCGCAGGGGCCGGCGCCTGAGCCGGTGGGGGTGGAGGAGACGGTCCTGATGCAGTCCCGGCCGCGGCTCCGGTCGCGGTCCCACCACCTGGAGCCGATGCGCAGGCTGGCGCGGGGACTGGGATGACGTTCGCGAGGAATACCAAAATTCCAATTGTCAACAAGATGCCCACTAAAAGAGCAACTACGGCGGACACCATCTAGTATAAGGAAACAAAAAGTTATAGAATTATATCATGGAGGAGATTGTACATCGGTTAGCGCTCCGCCTCAAAATGCACAACGTGAGCGGGAGCATCATGCATCACGTTGCTCTGCTCAAAAAGGCCGTAGATCAAACAGGCGCAAATTCACATATAGTGAAGGGCTACTGTGTCATCCCGGAAACGAATGAAGCCTGTGAACATTATTGGGTCCGTGTGGACACCGGCGATCCAGACTTGCCGCTTGACCTCGACGTGGGCTTTGCGGTGGCCAAGCTCCGCAACCCAGAGCTCATGGCTCTGAATCCCGTCCTCTTGGAGACTCTTCCTGAGGGCTTGACTCGGTCTGATAAGGAGGAGTTGTTGATTCGTGCCGAGAACCTTCGCTTGTTTGAACTCTTCCAATCAAACTCCAAAGCGTTTTGGCGCGAGGCTCCGAAAGACGTGGCATCCTTCCGCGTAAATTGAGCTCGTCGATCGACTCGCGTTTTGGCGTCAAACTCGACACGGCGGCCGACGCGAGGTTCAGGAAGCTCATGGGCTGCGGGAGTGGCGGCTGCTCACCGAGCTGTAGGTAATTGGAAATCTTCTTCTCAATTGGGTTTGACTGTTCGAGAGCCGCATTGAACTCACCGAAGCAGTCCTGAAGGAACGCCTGACCCTCGGTCGCACGTTGTTCCCGGTCGATGCTGAGCTCCTTGGAAATCTTGAGCGCCAGGCGCTTCATGAGAACCTGTGAACGCAGGGAATTAGCCATCTTCTCGTTAATCTTCATATAGAGCTGGATCGACCCGAGGATGCCGGTTCCGGCCGAAAGCACGGCGTTGAGGATACTGACGTATGTCTGCGTCAAGAATTCATTGAGAGAAATAGCCGTCAGGGCGTTGATGGAAGATATGACGAGTATGGGGATGTTGAAACGCGATGATAGTGTATGATAGTACTGATAGTCTTTATTGAAATATGTGGAATAGGCATTGCATTGCTTTTCGATCTTAGCAAGGAACTCCTCCTCTTTATCGTGCCAAGGATCTTCCCTCATCTTACTATTTGTCTCCATAATTTTACGCAGCCAGAACAAAGGCCTGGACCTGACGCACTAGAAGAACTTCGAGTCGGCCTCGATCTCCACGAGGTTTGTGATGCGGCCTGGAAGTGAACCCTTGACCCCCTTGTAAATCATGTTGAACACAGGGTTGCTATTGGTCACCTTGATCTTCTCGAGTAGGTTTTTGTCCGGGCGAATCTCCACCATGAGCTTCATCAGGTGCACGGCCATCTCTGAGTTTAGTTTTGAAATTGGGACCCCCTTGAGGTTCAGCTCGATAATCTCGGTGAGACCATTCTTCTCGACGTATTCATCGAGTTGAGCCACGACGGGCCCCACCTCTTGCATAAACGCAACCGTCTCTTCGACCGTCTTGGGTTGGCGTTCAATGTATCGGGCCCCAAGAAACTCGATCAAGAGATGCGACCCTTGTGGGTAAAAGACCAATAAATCGGCCATCTTATGATTTTGGGTCGTAAATTGTTTAAGTGAATACAATGAGGGCTCGAACATGACGCGGAATGGCCAGACTGATTGGACGGTACAGGTTCCGGAAGATGAACCCTGAATTTTGGAACTCAATTGCTTGAAGCAGCATATCTTCCCGTGTAAAATAGAAGACGTCAACGAGGAGTTTGGTCAAGGAGCGCACGTCGAGCCAAAACAGGTTCGCGCCAGCAAGGTCCGCCCTGATCACCATAGTCTTGCATCTGGTCCTGATGTCAAGGATCAGTTCCTTGACATCATCGAACCTGACATGCTGGTGCTCTATGAATTTCTTGATGGAAATGTCGACATCCACGTGAAGGTTCTCGTCTATACTCCATGTGATGAAATCCATATTAAAATATCGAAAGATTTTCTGTACTAAAATTAAACGATGCATGAGGCTGTGAAAGTCCTGGGCATCATGTGGGTCGGTGTCCTCACTTTTGCTTTCGCATTTTTGATATCTAAATTCCTGGACAAAATGACGCCTCCACTTGACCGGTCCAAGGGCAAGGCCCGCACCTTCCTCGAGGTTTGCGTTCAGTTTGGACTCGTTGGGGCTATCCTCTACTGGTCTCGGGTCCTCATAAAGAATGTGCCGTTCCCTCTTGAGGGCTGGTACGGTTACGATCACGCTGCTCTCGGGGAGCTGCGGTCCCTGCCCCTTTTCGTATTCATATTCATGTTCTTTCAGGCGCGCGCTCAGGAGAAGATGCGGTACCTGAGTACTTGAAGCACTCCCATAGGTGCCGGGCCTGCCTGGGCGCCGATAAAGCCGAGAACTCGTCGATGCTGTACTCGTCACCCATGGACCTGTTGCACTTGCCACAGATGGGCCGAAGGTTGTTGATGTCAGTAGCTCCTCCTTTACTCTCTGGTTGGTTATGGCCGCACTCAAAAGAGAAAGGCGTCATAACGTTCTCACACCACGTCACGAGGCACTTGTGCTTGAAGAGCCGGTCACCGCACCACAAGAGCCACACCTGCTCACGCAGCGCTGCTGGAATTTTCACCTTCATAATTTATTATTCGCGGCAAACTTTAAGGCTTGGAGAAACACATAAGGATTCGGCCAAAGAGCGACTTGGGCGGCTTTACGAGGTCGAGCCGGCCAACCTTCTCTTGAAACTCCTGGTTCTCACCCCGACCAGGGACTTCATAATTTCCATTCTTAATTGCGTCAACCTCGAGCCGAGACAGTGTCACGGACCCGACGCGAAAGTCCTCGAACGCCTCGCAGGTTACGGGGCACAGGGGCTTGATGAGATCATAGACCTGGTTCGCCAAGTCCCGAATCTCCTTTTGGGCGTGATCCTCGATGCGAAGCTCCAAAAAGTGAAGCAGGTTATGGAGGTTAATTTTCCAGTAAAATTCGGTGAAGGTGCTCTGGGGCAGGTGAGCCCGGGCCAGCTCACGCGACACACCCTTCTTGATGAGCTCGTCGTAGGTGTGAAATGCCAGATCGCACGAAGCCTTTTGCTTGGCCAGGAGGTTCGCACCTCCCTCGCCGTAGGGCTCCTCCCCACCTTGCCCACGGCCCGTGGACTGCTTGCGGAGCTCGTCGGGAAGGAAGAACTCGCTTGGAACCACAGAGTACCGAGCCGACAGCTCGTTCACGCTGGCCGTACGGTGACGCAGCCACTGGCGCGCCACGAAGATGGGAGCCCCAATATGAAACTTGAATTCGACCATCTCAAACGGCGTCGTGTGCTTGTGGCGCATGAGATAGCGGATGAGGGCCCGGTCGTCGCTCACGGACTTGGTGCCGGCCCCGTAGGAAACACGAGCGGCCTGGACGATCGCCGCGTCGCCGCCCATCGAGTCCACGAGACGGACGCTCATTTTACTTTTGTAGCGAGTCTATGTTTTAACCCAATCGAGCCGATCGCTCTTTGCTAAATTATCCGCGGCCCAAAGAGGCTGCAAGTTCGTCCAGTGAAAGCACTTCTTCTGCTCTTCAGGGTCCTCGAGGTTGAATGAGGCGCACGGGCGGACGTGATCTATATGCCACTCACCGTAGTTTTCCCATGTCATTTCTTCAGTGAATTTAGATTCTAAATGTTTTAGAAGATCTTCTTTAGAACACCCTGTAAGCTCCATAGTTTTTCCTTTCTTTTCTTTCACTGCCATATATAGTCTACAGTGAAGCGCCATCATAACGCGATATTTAGGGTCTTCGTCTCGACGTTTTTGAAGATTTTTGCGCCGAGTGGCATTTATATTGTCTTTATTACGCTGATAGTTTTCACGTATTTTCTTGTTGTAAGATTCGGGATCTGATGCTCTCAGTGCCCTATCCGCGGCATTCAAACATGATTTACACGTCCGTGGTTTATAATATCCTCTTTTAGCAAATAGATTATAATCCTTTTGTTCTTTACATTTATTACAAAATAATGTTTCGTTTTCTTTTAGTGTCCACTTAGGTTTGCGGCATTCTTTACACGCCCCTCTTTTACCTTCTGAGCATTTAGGATCGTTTGGAAAATCTTCCAAAGGTTTTGAAGTTTCACATTTGGAGCACTCCTTCTCCATTGGTAAGAGCATGAGACAATTTTTTAACTGGAGCTAGACAGTTAAAAAATCGCCCCCGGTGAGAATCGAACTCACAATCTACAGGTTAACAGCAACGTCTTTACTGACGCCTTAACCAATTAGGCCACAGGAGCCTGGAGAACCTTTTAACGACGTGCTCGGGTCGTTCTGACTTGGGTGATTCGAACACCCGACCAGCGGAGCTACAATCCGTTGCGCTCTAGTGAAAATACCACTGCGCCAAAGTCAGATGAACCTTTTAACGACTTGTTCAGGTCGAAATTCTTCCACTGAGGATCGATCTCAGGACCTCCCGCTTACTAAGCGGACGCACTACCACTGTGCTATGGAAGAAGGTTCCAGCGTGAATCGAACACGCATTAACAGAGTCAGAGTCTGTTGTACTAACCGTTATACTATGGAACCACCGGCATGCGATTCAATATTTACATTTATAAATATATTCCTGATTTTACGCAGGGAAAAATGGCCTTGACGTGTGTCGATCACGTTACCTTCAGATCTTCAGTCTGACGCTCTTCCAGATGAGCTACAAGGTCTGACCTTGGCGGGGGTCGAACCCGCGACTTCGGGCTAGCCTCTAAACATAAGACCCGCACTCTAACCAACTGAGTTACAAGGTCGGGGGACTTCTAGAAGGCCCGCACTCTATCCAACTGAGTTACAAGGCCTTAGATGGTATAAATCTTCCTGGCCCCATGGACCGCCTGCCTGCAGCCAGGGCACGTCGTCTTTGAGCGGGTCTGGGACCAACAACGCTCGCAGATGACGTGCCCACATGGATCAATGAACAAGTCAACAAGTCGGTCCAAACAAACAAAGCACGTGAATTTGCCGTACCTTTCAGCGCCCGTGTCCATCAGCACCTTCTTCATCGCCTCGACCCTACCCGCAGCTTCCCCACATTGTTGAGACAGGGCCGAGATGCCCTCTTCGGTCTCGTAGTTGTCTAATACTTCAGTGAGGGTGTCCTTTAAGCCCTGTGAACTTACGTTATCGAGCATCATGCGAACAACTCCAATTTCCTCCTTCTTTTCTCCAAGTTCAGCGAGCTTCGAAACCGACTCGATCCTGGCCTGCGTGAATTTCAGTTTGAAATCCATGAGGGTCTTTTCAAACTCGATCCATTCTGGGTCAAGCTCGCATGGTATGGGCGTGACGTACTCTTGGGGTCGGGGAGCCAGGCTCTCTATAAGGCTTCGCGCGTCCAGGTACGCAAAGTTCATTACTCGGGGGGCTGATAAAAAGCAATGGGATTTTCCTCAACAAAAATGTTCCGGAATATAAATGGCTGACGCTGTCCTTCTCGCTATTATGGCTATGGCCCTGATTTTGTTCTCCATCCAGGAGATGCTTGTGCCCACGAAGCGGACCATTGGCTCGATCGTGACGCGCGCACTGACGATCGGCGTCATTGGCCTGTACCTGCTGTACCTGTATCAGGAGATGGGAAGCGCAGGCGGCATGGGCGCCGGCTACGGCATGGGCGGCGGTGCAGGCTACGTGCCCATGTAAAACACCCCTTGACAGGCTCGGGTTCCAGGTGGGTATATTTCCATACAGAATCAATGAGGCCCGATCCAATGAAGCGCCCCAGTGCCTCGTCACCCGTCAGGGCGTGGACGTGGGTCAGTACGGCCCTCGTGTCATCAACATTAAGTTCCCATAAATCGTGAATGTACTCGACCATAGTGAATATTGTTTCACAATTGTGGAGTACCAACTGATGAGCGTAGCGTTTCATGTTCACGTCCCGCGCAGCATCCAGGACGGCCGTGATCGAAGCACCTGGACCGAGCCGTGTACGAATTTCATTCATTAATTCGCGGTCAGCAAGATCGACCCGAGCAACGAGATCGTCCATTTAATTTCCCTAGAGTATATTAAATGGCTAACCTTAACACGGTGTTCCTTTTTACCCTGGCGATGCTGCTAGCGATCCTGGCGGTGTTCAGCGGCCTCGAGTCCCGGAACCCCGCGCCAGCGTACCCGGCCCAGGGCTACTTTGCCATTCTGTACGCTGCGGCCGCGGTTGGCCTTGTGCTATATAAAATGAGAACTCCCTAAAATAGTAAATGAACTACCGTCACTTGCTTGGTCACATTGACGGCGTCTGGGTCTCCAAGGCGGAGCACCTGGAAAAGGTAATGAATCGAATCGCTGAAAGGTGCGGGTTTACTGTCGTAGGCCGATCCTTTCACCAATTTGAACCCCACGGGACGACGGGAGTTCTTGTGCTCTCAGAGAGTCATTTTAGTGCCCACACATATCCTGAACAGAATCGCATTTATATAGACGTTTTTTGCTGTAGCACCAATTTCAATCCTGAATTGACGTCCTGTGTAATTGAGGAGGAGTTTGCTGCGCTGAGTGGCGAGTGGCGCGTGTCTACGCGATGACGATCCCAGGAACCTTGATCGTTCTTGGGGCCGAAGCCCGTTTTCAATTTCGCAATTTCGCTCTCAAATTCAAGACGCAACGTCTAGTTGGAGAAGGCAAGGCCACCCATGCCAGACTGGATGCGCAGGATGTTGTAGTTCACCGCGAACATCTTCTGCAGGGAGTTCACCGCAATCGACTTCATGTTGATCGCCACCTGGGCGTTGTCAATGCGAGAGAAGTTGCAGGTGCCGGTTGGCTGGTGCTCCTCGGGCTGCAGCGCGAAGGAGTACACGTAGATGCCTGGGTAGGGGGTGCCGGTGTGGTACACGTATGGCTGGTACTGGTTGAAGTACTTGCCCAGCTGCTCCTTGAAGCGGTCCTGGCCGTTCAGGATCACCTTGAAGTCGCGCAGGGGGCCAACCTCCACGTTGGGCTGCAGCAGAGCCGCGGCCGACACGTTGGAAGAGCCCTCCTCGACCCAGAAGACGTTCGTCAGGTTCAGGGCGTTGGAGGACATCACGTTACCCCACGAGGCGATGGCCAGGTGGGGAGCGCCAGCGGCGTGGGGCAGAACTGGGCCCAGAGCCCAAGGGGTGGGCGCGCAGGTCACCTGCACGTTGGCCGTGCTGGTGGAGAAGTTCCACATGGCGTTCAGGTTGGTGGACGCCGTGGTCGTGCCGTTCTGGTAGCACCAGACCAGCTCCTTCACTGGGTGGTTGAAGGACAGGCGGACCGTGGAGCTGGTGGAGGCGATGGCATCACCGCCGGTGTGCTGGACCTGCTCGATCAGGTACTCGTGGCCCTTCTGGGCGAAGCGGCGGCGCTCCTCAGTGTCCAGGTACACGTAGTTGGCCCACACCTCGAAGG